GCTGGATCAATCGAAGAAGAAAACTCATTAGATCTTACATTAGCAATTGATAAATCTTGAAAACTATCAACAAGTATACCATTTTTGAATCGCTCCAGACCATTTGCATCTTTGATAGTCAAATCAGCGGATTCTTTCTCAAGAAGAGATATTGAAACATAGTTCTCGAGATTTTTGATCCTATTATCAAGTTTTTGAATATCAGGCTTTGTATAGTTTCTGTTTACAATGCGTTTATGATATGATGCATATTCATTTCTATTGACGCGGCTAGCGACACCTATTGGAAGCGAAGGATATGGACCAATAAAGATCTCTGCGATAGGAAGACCTTTTTGTGGTTCTTCTGGCGCAGATGGGTTTTCGGTTGGTGTACCTTGTATTGTATTGAATCGACCATCACTATCCATTACCAACAAATCAACTCTACTTAAGAAGAAACTGTATGACGTTTCTACTGGTTCGTTCGGCGCAGCAAAGTTGATATTACTTGAACCAAATGATAATGTATCGGCAGGATTTTCTGTTGCTCCAGCGATTGTCGTTGAATATGCAGATGTGTTTGCTGCATATGGTCTAAAATCAATAACATCTCTAAGATTATATCTTTCACCAGATTCAGATATATACAGCGGAATCTCTTCAGTACGAATAAAGCTATCTGTGATTGTTTGACTCGTATCATCAACTGGATAACTATCAACTGTAAAGAAAGAGTTGACAGAGTTTGTTTTTTCAAAAACCTTTGCTTTCACGAGTAACTTATCACCGGATACTAGATTTAGACCTCCAGTATTTGTGATATAAGATAATCCATAGTGTGTGTCTTTTTGATTTGAAAATAACTCAAACGAGTTTGTAACAACCTCTCCCGATTCAGAGTAAGCAGTATTAGCATCTACTTTCCATATACCATCAATCTGTAACACATCTGGAACGCCTAGAGTATATACACCAGATGTGTTAGCAGCATTTGTCGCAGTATCAATCTTGATATAAACATCTTTCAGTTCTTTTTGATTTGGTTGAGATATGCTACGCTTAGCGTTATAATACCCTGTAACTGAAAGTGCTGCAGAAGGCGTATTAGTAAGAGTAATAGTTAGCTGAGTTGCTGTAGTAGCAGTAACAACCGCATTGTTTCCAGATATATCAATATTTTCGCCATCTGCATAAGGCGAAATAGCTTCATTAGAAACTAAAATAATATCTTGTTTTTGTGTTTCATTGAGTGTAGAACCAATAGAATACGGCCATGAATCACCGGCAGGAATATTGATATTTATTACACCAGCAGTTGTAGCTTCGAGATTTGAGTTTGAAGAGCGATAGATATAATCAGTGTTATCATAATCAAATGTATATATAGCTTCTTTACCAGTTTCGAAGATTGACTTTTTGAAAGAAAAGTCTTCAATCACTGCGTTGTTCGCACTCGAAGTAATAACGTCTGCAGATCCATTACCGCTATTTGTTATTGACCTCGTGTCTTTGAAGCTATTTCCACTGTTTATCTTGATGTTGAAGATATAGAATCTAAATGTGGTGTTTGTTTCTTTTACGATCGAACGTATACGTGCAGTACCAATAATAGAACTTGTTCCATCAAGCAGATTTACTTGTTCAAATGTATTTGTATCGAACGTTCCTGTAAAGTTTTCGACATTAATATAATGCCCATAGTTTGCAACAATGTCTTGACTTTCAACTAAATCTGTACCAATAGCTTTTGGAAAGATTACATCAAGTTCATTGACGATTTCATTCCTACGCCCACTGACATATGCAATACCCGGCCCGATCGAAATAGCAAGATTATTGATATTAGTATCAATGTCATCTGCTGTAGAGTTTTTCACGCGAAGAGGAAAGCTTTCTACAACAAAGTTATCATTTTTTTCAAAATCACGCTTCTCAATCATTTTCTCAAGTTTATTATATTGAGTCGTGAGCCTTCTTCTTGTTACTCTTCCATCAAAGTATTCTTGTACGGCAAAAAAATCATCATTTACTTTTGCTTCAGATGTTGTTCCAACAACAACACCTGAAGGAACATTAGTATATGGTGAAACAATTGTTAGATTATTTTCAAATCTTACAAAAACACCTTTCTTAAAGATGATACCATCGCCACAATAAACACCATAACTTCCACCAGTAGGATTAGGATCAGATATACCAGCAACCGTCGATGTATCAACAACAGTACCGTCTCCGCTGACGATTGTGATTGTTTCATTAGAGTTGAATGCTTTAGCACCAGAATCACTGGTATTTAAGTATCTAACAAAGATTGTATTTAGATTTGGACTTTGAGATTCAAAACCAGGTGAAGTTCTCAGAATCTGATCACCAAATCTTTCGACTTGATTTTGTAGAATAGTTTGAAGTTGCGTTAGTTCTCTTGCTTGAACAGCAACAGAAGGTTTGAAAAGAACACGATGAAAGTTCTTTTCCTCATCGTAGTCATCAAAGTATGGCGTGACATTAAAGTCTGTATCTAAACCCATTTGTACCTCTATCAAAACCCAATGGTTATATTGAATATTTCAGATTGTGTATCTTGTCTAGTAATAGGATTGATATTTTCTATGTATATCACTTTACCAGAGTTATCTACCATATCTGCTTGTTCTATATTATTTATAACTGCTCGTGCAGTTGATGTTTGACCAATCAATTGACTAACACCCGAAACACTAAATGTACCTTCTACTTCTACTAAGTAAAGAGTATTATTCGAAAACTCGTGCACATATCCTTTAGCATTTGTATTTTGTTGTATCACTAACTCGTCTTTATCAAACTCTGATAAGAATGTCATACTAACATCGAGTTGTAATCTTTGATCATATACTTCATTGTTTTTATTTATATTTGTTATCGAAAAAGTTGCGGTATTCGCTACTTCTAAAGTGTCATTAGCATTGAAAGGACCGGTAACGTTGGTAAGCGTTAATGCCGAGTTACTACTATCAATTGAAAGAATATCACCTTTGACACCCGTATTTGTTTGAGTAACTGTATCACCTACTACAACATTAGCAACACTATCTACTTCTAATATTGCTTCATTGAATATGGGATTGTTGATAATACCAATTGTTCGAAAATCGTTATTTGCGGTTGGTAGTTCTGTTGTTGTGAACTCAGTGTTCAATGTAACATATTTTGCTTCAAGTTCGTCTCGAGGATCAAAACCATGCCCACCTTTTGGACTAATAACCGCTGTAGCAGATGCTTCTGTAAAGGCATTTGCATCGAGTACCGCTGTGTTAGCTTGAATATCTACACTAGCATAAGAATATCCACTACCGCGATTGACGATCTCGATTCTTTCAACAGTATTTGCTGTTGGTTCAATCAGTGCTCTTGCTTTGAAGCCAGAACCATCGCCTTGAAGTTCAACATTTGGAGAAATCTCAAATGAATCTGAGACATTGATTGATGTGGAAAAAGGTGTATCTACAATAATAAACCTGTTATTTCCTTCAAATCCATAGTTGATTATTTTTCTTTGTTGACCTTGCCCAAGACCAGATGTAATGTAAATAGCGCAATCAGTATAAAACTGTGGTGTAGCAGATAATGTCGTACCACTATCAGCTTGAATATAAAACTTGAGAACACTCTGATTGACATTCAGATGCAAACTTTTCATATGTGGCTTGAGGAACTGTAAACATCAACTTCCAAATATAACCATCAGAAGTTTGATAAAGATCATCAACAGGTGAGGTTTCACTTAAAACTGGTTTTGCTGTTGAAGTTGCGCCTCGATTATTACTGATACACTTGAATACACTTCGATCACCACCCTGTTCGGTAACGACATAAAAGTCTTTATCAAATAGATTTTCGTCTAAGTGATCATATTCTGTATATACAGTACCACTCACCCACTCAATATTTCTTAGCATCAATGAACTATTGGATTGAGGAACATATTTTCCAAAAATCATTTTATCAAACACATCATAAAGAATAGACTGCGTACTATTTCCCGGAACAGGGATTGATTCAGTATCGTATAATAGAGTTCTACCCACAAACATATAATGTGGATTAGACGTCTGGATTGTTTCCAGAAATCTTTCAGCACCCTGTATACTAAAGTTGGAAGTTAAGATACGCAAAACAATATCCTCTATTTTATTATTACTATTATTTATACGCTAGTATCAATAACACTTGTTGTTGTATAAGCGCTGTCGGCTGTAGAATATTTTTTTACTTTACCAAAATATTTAGTACCCGCTGTATGTAGAATATCCCGAACAGCTGCTTCATATGTATCGAGAGAAATCCCTGCAATAATCTGATACGAAAACTCTTGATAAAAGAAGTTATCTCTTAGAACCTGATCATTCAAATGAGATGATGTTGTTTCCCAAAAACCAAGAGCCTTACCTTGTCGAGTAACATTTGATAAACCAGACGCGACAAGAATGCCATTCTCATCAAACATTTCAACAGGATCATTATTGAGATATCCAAACCCACTTTGAAGAATCTCGACATCAGCAACAAG